TATTTCAATTCTCCAAAGGAGTTCCTCTACTTTACCTTTTATACCTTGTCTTTCCCCATCAATGCTCAATTCTAAGAACTGAGATGGAGGAGCTGTAGGCTTGGATAGCCTAGTAGGATAATGAGTTTACCCTAGTAGAACCTTCCCCCAAGAACCGACTTCTATGTAAACCCTACTCCCATATTTATATATTACCACACTTTTTACTATAATTTGTGTGGATAAACCTCTTATATTTAGTCTTAGAATATGTTATTATAATAGTTAGTAAGTGGTCGATATTAAAAAATAAACATAAAAAATTATGGATAAAGCATACGATTTTGGTAATTATAAATCAGATGAACTAACTAAACCTCGTGACCTATGTTGGGATAACTGGGCAAAGTTTGATAAAGTTGGCGATTCTGTTCAAGGGTTTATTCGGGACGTGTTCTATCGTGGTAGTGAGGGACAATTCTCTCCACAACGAGGAATCACATTAGAACAACCAAACGGAGAATTTATAAATGTTGGTATTAAGCATATCAGCTTTGTATTAGCTAAGACTAACAACCTACACTTAGGAGACCCTTTGACTGTTGTACTTGAAAAAGAAATTCCAAACGCAACTAAAGGTTATAGTCCTACAAAGCAGTTTGCTTTCTACGGAAAAGAACTTGACGAGAATCTTGGTAACAAGACTGTACTAGACCTAGAACTTGAAGACAAAAAAGCAGGAGAAATCACGGAGGAAGAAGCAGGTAGTGAGTTCACTATTGATTCTCCAAGTGAAGAACCAACTCCAGCAGAGTAAATAAAAAAAAGACCACTTACTAAGAAAAGCACCTATACTCGTTATATAGGTGTTTTTTTTATCCACAAGAATAGTTCGCAGAAATGGTGTATAATGTATTCATACATTATGAATATAAATGATACTAATAATATAGTAGATTGGTTTACTCGCAGAGGTATAACCGAAAAAACATTAAAAGATTTTGATGTTTCAGTAAACGATGTATCAATCGTAATCCCAGTTCATAATGAAGAAGGGATTTTTCTTTATAATAAATACCGAAGACTACCTCATATATACAAAGGACCAAAGTATACATACGATACAGGAGGTAAGGCTCAGTTGTACGGACAGCAGAACTTAAAGAAGTCAGACCGTTTTGTAATTACAGAAGGTGAGATGGATTGTTTAGTTCTTAACTCACACCAGATACCCGCAGTTTCTTCAACAGGAGGTGCAAATACATTCTTTCCAGAATGGGTTGAGCTTCTAAAAGATAAAGAAGTAACAATATGTTTTGATAATGATGAGCCAGGAGGAAAAGGAATGGCACGGATGTATAAACTCTTTCCAAATGCGAAGTTTGTCTTTGTTCCAGAAGACTCAAAAGTAAAAGATATTTCAGACTATTTCAATAGAGGCGGGGACGTTCATAAACTAATGAAAACAGGTATTCACTTTGATTCTTTAGTTGATATTGAAAAGAATATGAACGAAAGGAACGCTAACTGGCAACAAACTTATTTCCATAAGCAAGTAATAAAAGATAACCTACCAGAGCCAACACCTACCAAAATAACTATCCCAAGAAAGAATCTTGATGAGCTTGAGCGTGCAAAAGATATTCCAATTAGTTCTTTAATTAGTGTACCAACTCACGGAGAGAATAAGAATAAAGTTAATTGTCTTTGGCATACAGAGAATACTCCATCAATGCATATCTATAAAAAGACAAACACTTTCTACTGCTGGGGTTGTGGTAAGCACGGTGACTCCGTAGAAATAGCTATGAAAGTTCACAACATAACCTTTGTTGAAGCCTTAGTATTATTAAACAAATGAAACTACAAGAATTAAAAACTAAGCTCCGAGAAGTTCTTTATATAGAAGATGAAGGAGTTATAGACATTATTCTTGCTTCAATCATTTCAAACTCAATAGCGAAGACAGACCCAGTCTGGCTTATGCTTGTCGGACCATCCTCAGGAGGTAAGTCTCAGCTTCTAAGACCTTTTGCTGTAGCAAACCCAGACTTTATCCACAGGGTAGACGACTTAACAGAGAACTCACTTATTTCAGGACAGAAGACAGAAGAAATCTCAATCCTAGCTAAGATAAAAGAGAGAGGAATAATTCTTATTTCAGACTTCACAGTTATTTTCTCAAAATCACCAGAGACAAGGAACGCAATACTTTCACAACTACGAATGGTATTTGATGGAGAATATACAAGACACTTTGGAAACAGAGCGCCTTACACATGGAAAGGACATCTCGGAATAATCGCAGGAGCAACTCCAAGTGTTTATAACAGGATGTCAGAAGTAGCAGACATGGGAGAGAGGTTTATCTATTACAGATTGAAACCTTACGACCAGAAGAAAGCTATGGATAAAGTTAAGAAAAACACGCTTACTGCGAGAGAAATAGACGAAGTTGTATCTGAAAGTTACGAAGGATATATAAAAGCGGTAGTAAATACTTTCAATGAATCATCTGAATCAATAGTTGTAGAAGAAAGCGTAAACGATATGTTATCAGAAATTGCAAGTTACTGTACGCAGCTCAGGACTCCTGTTCATCTTGATTACAAAGGTTTAGTTGATGAGATACCAGTACAGGAAGCGTCTTTCCGTGTATTCAAACAACTAAAAGCACTTGCGCACTCCCTAACTGCTATGCAATTCAATGAAAACGGAAAGACTAGCTTATCAAAGGATAAAATAGAAGCATTACAGTGGACAGCTTATTCTTTAGGAAGTGAGGAACGAAGAAAAATGGTGAAAGCAATTCTTGAAACAGAACAAGCTCAGGTAACTATCAAAGACATAGCTTCTTATGTTGGTTTAGAGTTGGAACCTACAGAAAAGTATTTGTCACAATTAACAGCCATTGGAATATGTAAAATGCACGGGTCGTTAGATGAAATATCCTCCACTACAAAAAGGTATTCTATCAGTAACCCAGACTTTGAGAAGTTTGTTAGTGGTATTGAGTTTAGTTCAGATGATGTAGAAGAGGGAAGTATTGAAGAAGACATTATTAGTAAATTAGAAGGATAATATGCATATAGAAGATTTTGGAGTTCATGAAAAGTTCTTGGAATGGTTAGAAAAACAATCAGACCGAGACGACCCAATAGGAGACTTGGCGGAAGATTACAAAAGAACAGAGTTAGGTTTTATTCCTTACAGGCGACTAGATAGTTCAGCACGAGGGGTGTTTGGTGACGCAGTAATTGAATTCTTAAAGAGATGAAAAACTACAAACACCAACAGGACATACTAGAAAAGAATCCTGACAAGCGAGGATTGTTTCTTGGGACTGGTTCTGGTAAGACGAGACTTGCTTCTTTATTGGCTAGAAGTAACACCCTAGTAATCTGTCCGAAGACGGTACGAGATGCGAAGACTTGGGAAAGAGAATGGGTAAATGTAGGAAATGACATTGATTATTTAACAGTAGTAAGTAAAGAACAATTCAAAAAACTCTGGCGAGACTTACCAAGATACGACACAATAATAGGAGATGAAGCTCATACTCTTGCAGGAGTGCAACCATCAGAGTATCAAAAGAACTATAAGAAGTTTCCAAAGAAGTCTCAGATTTATGAAGCAGTAGAAAGTTATCTTGAAGAACATAAACCAGAGAGAATTTATATGCTAACGGCAACACCTATTCCAAATCCTATGGTTGTGTACGGTTTGGCAACTTTACTTGGATATAAGTGGAGTTATCCACAGTTTAGAGATACGTTTTATTTTGAAAAAAGCCGTAACATTTGGCTTGTAAAGAAGACATTAAAACACAAAGAAAAACTAGCGACAGTTGTAAATCACATCGGGGAGGTTGGACGGCTCCAGGATTGGTTTGATGTCCCAGACCAGACCTATAAGACACATACGGTAGAAGTTACTAAAGGACAAAATGACTGTGTAATGGAGCTGCAAATGCTATATCCTGACCCGTTAGTTCAGCTTGGTAAAAGACATATGTTAGAACAGGGTATTTTTGAAGAGGTATTTCTGAATGAGAATAAGACACAAGCGATTGACTCTTACGTTCAGGAGTTCGGGAAGGTGGTTGTTTTTGCCCGTTATACAAAACAAATTGAACACTACGCAGAGGTGCTAGGAAAGAAATATGAGGTACTTACGCTGACAGGAAAGACAAAACACAGACAACAGTTATTAGAAAAAGCCAATAGCTTGAAAGAGGTTGTACTCATAGTTCAGAGTCAAATTAGTGCAGGTTGGGAAATTCCAGAGTTCCCTTGTATGATTTTTGCTTCCGAGTCTTACAGTTACATTGACCGTGAACAAGCCGAGGGACGTATCCTCAGGGCGAACAAGTTGAAAAAGAATTTGTATGTTACGCTTGTAGCAGGAGAAATTGACAGACGAGTAAGAACTACTATTGATACTAAAGCAGACTTCGTAGAGAAGATGCACGCAGAAAATATATGCAATCAAAAGAAGCTAATATAACACCAAAGGTAATGAAGTGGTTTGCAGGAACTGCAATTACATCTTGCCCATTTGAAATTAAACATACGTTAGGTAAGAATAGATTTACATTATCAAAACTAAGTGAACACCAACGGAACTGGTTACGTGCGTCTACTACTGAACGAGGAATAACTTATAAGTTGGTAGATGCGAACATCGGGTTTCAACCCTTTGATTGTATACACTACAAGAACTCTCCCGCTTACGTTATCATCGTGTACCCTACAACAACCTGTGCAATTCATATCAAGATGATTATGGCTTGGAAGAAGCCGTCTATCACAGAGAAAGAAGCAATAAGCATTTCAAGTTTCATACGACTTACAGAGGAGCTATAAAAAAAACCCCTAATTAAAGGGGTTTTCTTTACGCTTCTTCTGGCTCTTCTGTAGCTTCTTCTTCAACTACAGGTGCATCTGCTTGTGGTTCATCTACCATAGTATTGTTAGTTAATTGATAATTACTTTTACTCAGTAAAAGCTAAATTTAATGCTATTACTTTCTTCTCAACTGACATCGCACCCACAATAGCTGGGTCGTCAAATGTAATAGCTCGTTCTGTAAATTTTCCTTTCTTAAAATTCGTTTCTGTTATCAATACTGCTTTCGGAAATCTGTGTTCAACGTAACTTACATGACCTACTCCATTATAATTCATGATAAGTACATCTCCAACTTCCACTTCTTCAAGACTCTTATTAGGCACTTGAGTTATCGCATCTCCTGATATCTTTAACTGCTTCACAAACTGTAAATATAAGACACAGGAGGTTAATACTGTCAGCTCAGGTACTTCTTCAACTTCTATCTCTGCTGCTGCCAACGGCGATTCTAGTGGCTCTGGTAGCTCAATAGACCTCTCTATGTGGTAAATAGGTCCATATACTACGTTTGTGGCGGGAGGTTCTGGCGGTAACAACATCGCCAATAGTGAAAACATGATTATTCTTTACCAGCAACCATCACGATTTTCATGATAAGTCCTGCAAGTCCGTAAATTCCTCCTCCGACCATACCTGCGTATGATGCTAAGTTGATGATATTTGCTTGTGTGATTTCAATTCCAAATAAATTTAATGCAAAGAACATTATCAAAGATGATACTGCTGTAATTCCTCCTCTAATTGTTTGTGAAACTTTTGCTGGGTCCTGACTACTTGCTAACCATTTTTTCATATTATTATTTTCTTAAACTTTTAATAATCTGTATTAAGAGAGCGACTATCTTTTTATACGCTGAGACTTGTGCTTCTAATTCCTCCCGTGTCGGTAATTCTACTTGTTGAGGAATGATTCTTTTAACTGCGTTTATGATACCTGTTGTCGCTTTCTGTGTATCGTACAATGTCATGTCTTCATTGTTGGTAAGGTAACAAACTTCCAGTAATACAGAGTCGCATTTCAGTTTACGTAACCAACCAAGACTTCCTACCCATGTAGCACTATCGTGCCGTGGTCCTCGGTTCCTGAAGCCAGTAGCTTTCACTACTTCATCTACGAATGTTATCGCCAACTCTTTCTCTCTGGCGTTACTGTAATAAACTTCTGTACCTCCAACAAAAGAATTGTTGTGAGAATTAAAATGTATTGAAAATGCGAAGTCATGCTCCTCTGCTCTTTCGTTTACCCATTTAATACTGTCTCTTAGATTAAGATTGTCTGGTACAAATAGAACCTCTACAAACTTCTCTAGTTCTTTCTTTACAGCGTAACCAAGCTCCATAGCTAACTCACTCTCCTCATGTTCAGCATGAACTGCTCCTGAATCGTTTATATGGTGACCGTTGTTCAAAATTATTCTCATGATATAAGTCTTCTTATTAGTATTAATAGTTTACCAAGCCAAGACGCTAATGCCCATTCCTTCCTGTTGAGAAGTGTTTTTGCTTCTTCTGGTGACATATCTACCAACATCATAATTCCAAACCTATCTGCAAAGGTGTTGATTACACTCCTGCTCATAAGGTGTTTGCCTTCCTTTCCAGCTTCCTTTCCGTATGAGTTCACCACTATCAAACCGTCCTCGTTGTAACCTGTAATGAACATCATGTGACCAAAGCCGTTCTTCTCTGCACCAGTTAGTATGTAATCGTTCACGCTCCAGCTAAAGATAACTCCAGTTGCTACTGCTTGTTTACTCTCTCTGAACTTCCATATAGACGCTCTTATATTATCAAAACTATCGTATGGTCCTGTTACTTTGAAATAACTTTTCTTCTTGTGTTTAAGTGCTTCTTGTTCGTATTCTTCTGGAAAGTTCTCTAAACTTCTGTGTTCACTTGAATCAGCTAGTCTAATCTTATCTGAAACTTTTGAATCCTCTAAAGCACCGTACTTAGTATGAGCTTTCATCGCATCTCTCATAGTCTGACCCCAAGCATCTGGGTCTCCTGAGATAGCTTTGGATAGTGCGAATGAATACTCTGGGTATAAATCAACTCCTTCTTGTAGTTCTGACATTCCGCAACTAGCGTATGCAGAACAGAAGTCTGAACCTCCTTGATTCTTTATAGCTCTTGTCTCCAGTTCAAATGACTCTGGTAAATCCTCTAACTTTGGTAACGAGAATAAAGCACCGAGTTGAAAATCTCTTGGGTCTTCTTTTAATTCTCTTAATCCAAATTTATCTTTTGACATTATTTTACTTGGTTACTACAGTTAGTTGGTACTCCATACTTTTCCCAGTTATCGTGTTTGTTTTGTATCTCTTTGAAGTAGTCTTTTGATTCCTGTCGGAACTCTCTGGCGTTTCTGTTATGCTCCTTCATTTCTTTCAAGATATCTTCCAGAACAGGTGTAACTTCATCGTTATAGTGTGTTCTTAACCATTTTATCTCATCAAAAGTTTGTCCTGCAATACCTCTTGTCCACTCGTTATCTGCCTTTGCTTCTCTTCCATGTCCGTTAAGCCGTAGTGCTTTGCTTACTATCTTAGTGAGAGGTAACCCCATACGTTCTGCTAAAGCCCATATTAAAATAAGCGAGAGTATTTGAGTAATCGGCGTGTTTAAGATTGGTCCTAGTATTTCCATATTATTTTGTTTTATAAGCTTTATCTATTAATAGGTCGTGGGCACTTGTTCTCTTCTTAACTTTAGTGTCTGCACCCATTTTCATCAAAAGAGAAGCATATCTCGCTGAGAGTTCTTCTATATCAGTGGCAGTAGGGTCTACAAGTTCTACTTTCTGCTTATCTAAAACTTTATCTAAGAGTACGTCTTCTTTCGTAGTTAGGTTTTTACCTTCTTTCACCTTCGTTTTATCTGCTGCTGTAAATACATAATCCTTTGAAGGTTTTTCTGTTTTTGATGGTCCTCCTACTGGTTCTTCTGGTACAAACAAACTTACAATAAATATAAGTCCGAAGAAAAAGGTCAGTGCTAGTAATGGAATTAATATAATACGCATGATGATTTATATAGTCTTACTTCTGCTTCTAGTGCGTCTAGTCGGTATAGTGGTTTGGCGTCTATACCAAAAATATCAGCCCATTCTGCAATACATTTAGTTTCACCATCCAGTGTAATAAGTCGGTTATCTCTTTTGTTTCTCATTTGTTCGGATTTTGTAGCCCATTTACAATTAGATTTTTCATAATGCCCTTCATTGTCAATCCTATCTATGGACGTATTTATTCCACCGTATTTTTTTTCATGTAACATATACGATTCATACATATCATATCTAAACTCTTCAAAGGAGTTCCAAAGACATTTAATTCCTCTTCCTCCGTAATGTACAAAAGCTGGGTCATTCTTATTATTACATCTTCGTTTAATACCTTGCCATATGCGATAAAACTTTGTTGCGTCCATCCCATGTTTATAAGCACGATTATTATTTTTCATGTTTTCATCTCTGATACAACCACAGCTTTTAGCCCTACCAACAGCTTGAGTTAAACGCTTAGTTCCACATATACACACAACATTCCAATAGTAATTTTTATCTTTACGAAAGGCGAAACTTTCTACAAACCAGTTTCCTATTTGTTGTCCAGTTAAATCTTTCATATTGTACATTGATTAGGACTCTCTAAACTTTCAATCTTTTTTTCTAATGCTTCAATACGAGATAATAACATTTCCGTATCATCATTGTGTTTTGTGAAGAGGTCTTGTATTGCGTTTATAATTGCTCCCATAATTGCTCTTTCGTTTATATCTGTAAGTTCTCCCTCTTGGTTGTAGTCAACAAGAAGTGGGTTTACTTCTTCAACATAGTCTGCAATAAATCCCTGGTCAAATATCAATTCATCATATTCTTCTCCGTCTGTTACGGCATTATCTTTATATTTCCAATCAAAAGAATATGGTTCTAATTGTAATACCTCTTTCAAACCAACATCTAATTTATTAAGATTTGTTTTCCATTTAAGTAATGAAGAACAATCTCCCCAATATGAAGCACCTGAACTATCCCAACATAGAGGGTCTGAACCAACGGCTGCTGTTGTAGAGTTCATAAGAAAGTCTCCATCTTCTTCTATTGTCAAACGAGTAGACCATGAACTAGCTCCATCTGCTGTTGTCAAAAACTCTAACAATCCTGGCATGTCGTTAGTTCCTGGTGTTCCATCTACTTTAACTTGGAATCCTGCTGCTTGTGTATACAATGCTCCGTCATATCCTCTCATAGCAAAAGAACCAATAACATCGCCATCTTGTACTATTGTTGGAACTTGTACAGTTCCTCTTGAACGTTGAAATTCTGTTCCTGCTGGTCTGTTAGCATGGTCTCCATTGTTACGAGTAACTGCTATTTTTGACCCTGTTCCTTGTATTGTAAGTTGTTGATTTGGACTAGTCGTTCCTATACCTAAGTATCCATTAGTTGCATCCCAGTAGAAATTTCTGTAATTAGTTCCTTCTGAAAAAGATACGTCTCCTGTTACTGAGAGTACATCTGACGGTGAAGTTGTACCTATTCCTACGTTTCCAACGAATGAAGAGTCACCTGTTCCTTGAACAATCAACTCTCCGTTAGCCAGTGTCATACTGTTTGTACTGTCCATCAATACTGATTGAATCCCATTAGTTCTAAGTGTCATAGCATCGGTAGAGTGTGTATAGAAGAATCCTCCTATGTCATTGTCATCTGCATCTCCGAATAGAACTGTTTGCTGGTTAGTGTTAGGTGAAAGGAATGAAAGTCCTACGTTATATCCTCTGATTATTACATCATCACCTGATGCGTTTGGTGAACCTCCAACTGCTGCACCTGCCATTTCAAAGATAAGAGCTTCTGGTGCTGCTGTACCAACACCAACTCTCCCAGCGTCAGGGTCTACAAAGAACTTACTTGTATCTACCGTAAGTCCTCCTGCAAATGTTGATGTAGCACTAGCTGAGTTAGCTATGAAGTGTGTGGCTGTGTTTGAGCCTGTTACAACTAAGTCACCTCCTACATTTAAGTTTCCAGTTGATGTAATTGTTACTGGTGCAAATAGAACTCCGTCTACTTGTAGGTCTCCAGTTACGTGTACATTAGTTGCAGTTGTAGTTCCTGTTGGAAGTGTTAATGGTGAAGCTAGAGAAAGAGTATCTCCTGTTAGAGTTATTTGATTAGCTGTGCCTGCAAGGTTGGTGTCATCTCCTATGTCTACTATACCTCTTACAATATCCTGTCCTGATAGTGTTATGTAATCGGGTGTTCCTGACATAGTTACTGCACTGTGTAAATCAGCAGTTAAAGCCATTGTTCCATTAGCATCTGGTACTGTGAGTGTTCTTGTGTTTCCTGTAGTAACTCCTGAAACTTCAAAAGCTAATATCTTTGTAGCATCACTTTCATCTTCAATGGTGAATGTGTTGTCTATGAAGTTTACAAGATTTCCTGATGCTGTTCCTCCTGATGCTGCTTGTGGTGAAAGTCCTCTAAGGTCTACAGTTGAAACTACATCCCAAGTAGTACCCATTTGTATAGTTAATCGTGCAATCAATACTCCTGTAGAACTCTGTGTCTTAAATTCCGCAGGTATTGTTAAGTCGTCAAATCCACTCGTATCATTCTCTGCTGTTGATTGCGAATTGTAAGAACCACTAGGTAGGTTAATCATTACAGGGTCAAACTGTCCTGTCTTGTTAGCTACCGCCCAAACCGTAAGGTTAAAGTATTTGTTATTTCCAATAGATGAGCCTGTTGAGTCGTTTACAATGTCAAACAAGTTCGTAATGTTGTGATAAGAATCTCCTGACCAGTTCTTCACTAGAACAACATCGCCAGTTGAGGTGTCGTAAGCAGGAATAGTATGTCCGTGTGCTTGGTAAACAATTCCACTTGTAGACTTGAACTCTACGTTTGAAGCAGTCGGGGTTAGGTAGCCATCTGTTCCATTTGCATCTATACCAGAATGGTAAACAGCACCACTGAATCTATCTCTCTCCCCAATATGGGATAAGTGTCCTTGATTGTCACCATTGGTTGCATGGTCATTCCAGTTTTGGTTTACATAACACCCTTCTGTTTGTACAAATGTGGCACTTGGACATAGAAAGTACCCTATTTTAATATGTTCTTCTGTAAGACCACCCCAATCAGTTGTCGTTACAACGATATTGTCTTTGTTAGATTGTAAGATATACACAAAGTTTTCTGTTGGTGAAGTATCTGATCCTGCTGTAAGTATTGTTGTAGTTGCTGTTGTTAGAGTAGTATCACCATCACTAAACCTCATTGTTAGTCCACCTGTATAAGTAGCTGAGTCTGCTATCGTTAATGTGATTACTGTTCCGTTTGAAGTAGTGGTTGCATTGAAACTCTCTTTGAATGTTCCGTTATAGAAACCTGCATAGTCTGTGAGATTTTTAGTTCCTGTGATTATATCCTGCACCACAGTAAGGTTTCCTGTAGTTGTGTCATCTCCATCGTTGATTAGGAAGGCATCATCTACTGCAAAATCCGATCCTGTTAGGGTTAAATTAGTTCCACCTGTATATAAACCGTCTGCTGTAATATCCTGTCCTGCTAAAGTTAAATCTACAGTTGTTGAATCTGTAACTGTTACTAAATTATGTCCTATTGTAGTAGAGGCGTTTGCAGAGGAATTAAACCTTGCTTCTGTATAATAAAAGTTTGTTGATCCTTCGCTTAGTGCATCAGTAGTAGTTGCGTTGAAAAATGTAAAGAATTGATTACCAAAGTTTGTTAGGTTGTCTGCGTCTAGGTAATAGCTTCCCTCTTGGCCATCAAAAGTCCCCGTCCAGTCGCCTGTAGCGTCCAATGTAAGAGTAGAGTTAGTTCCACCCAATAATACTCCCAACGTCCCTGTAACAGTGATTCCTGTCCCTCCTGAGAGGGTTGTAGTAGCTATCTCACCAAGTAATGCAGGTGTTCCAGAAGTTGATGTCCAATATGGTACACCACCTGCTGTTTCTGATGTTGAAGTTGACACTGTTCCTGAGCCACCTCCACCACCACCTCCTGTACCTGAGATAGTTATTGCTCCACTTGATGTGGCGATTGTTATGTTAGTTCCAGCTGTAAGAGTTTTAACATCGTATTTGTTTGCTGTGTCTCCACCAATTAGAATCTGGTCTGCTGATGGTTTTGTTGAAGTTCCTGTACCTCCTTGATATGGAAGAGATATAGCAAGACCAAGACTTTCTTCTGCAAGATTATCCTGTCTTATGTCATGCACACTTATAAATCCCATTACGAGAGATAGTCCTATTAGTCCTGTTATTATTGTGTTAAACATAGCAAATTCTGTAACTTGTACCTGATAATGATTCGTCTAAGGCGTTGGTCATTGTGAACCCTTTACCTGTGACTGTATATTCGTCGTCGGTGATGTTCTGTCCGTTTATCACCAGTGATAGGACTGAGTTGATAGTTCCTTTTGTTGTGTAAATTTTGTTTGAACTGTTTATCAATCCACTTGGTGTTTCTTTCTGTATCACTCTTCCAAGTGAGAACTTAACTGAAGCGTCTGATGTTCCTCCTCCACCTAACTTACCTCTCTTTCTTAGTCCTTCTAGTTCTTTCTTAAATGCATCGTGGTCTTTTTCTAATGCTTCTATTTGGTCAATAAGGTCTTGTGGTAATTGATACTGTTCTGGTATAAGTACTTTTAGTTTCTCTACTATTGAATCTTCATCAGCGTCTTTACCATCTTCACCATCTTTACCATCTTTTATACTTCGTATTTTGTCTCTTATGAAATTAAGTGAACTTGATTGTTCTTCAAATGCCTTATCTGCTTCTTCTTTAATTAAAGCTTTTGTATCATCAAAAATCTCTTTATGGTCTTCACGCAATGCAAACGCACTGTCAGCTAGTTTTGTTTGAATATCATTCTCTAGGTTTAAAATGGCTCTATCATTGGCTTCCTTTATCTTCTTTACAAAATTAACTACCTTTTCAAATGAAGCAACAAACTCATCTCTAGTTAAAGATTCAGTTACAAGATTCAGAATATCCTCTACACGACGAAGGCTCCTTAACTTAGGGTCTTGTTCTACTTTTTTGTCTACCTTTTCGGTATCAAGTAGATTTTGTTTTTTTTGTAAATTAGTTGGCATATTGTATGTATTATATCATGCTATTAATGCTATTAACTTGTCGTAATTAACTCTGTGATTTCTTCAAATATATCGTTATTTTCCATATTATTATTTCATTTCTAAAATTTCTACTGCTGTTGTTCTACCCTCTTTAAACTCGGTAATTAAGCGTTGTGCTTCGTCTCCTTTTATTTTACCATTTCTTAATAGCTCACCTAAGTGATTCTCTATAGGTGTATAAGTTCGCCATATACCTATAGGTATAAGTTGTAAATTTTCATCAGAGTTGTTCCCTCCTAATTGAAGTGAAACTGTATGGTCTAGTCGTAGTTCATCCAAATCCCTTCCTTTCGCTAACTGCTTCCTTATCTGTTCACTATTTCTTGTATCGTCAAAATCAAGGTCAACTGATACTATTCTCTTTACAATGATTGTTCCATTATCTAATCTTCTTAGTTTTTCTCCCTTAAAGATTAACTTAAATGCTTCTATCGGACTCACTTTTATTGCATCTGCATAAACTCCTATTGTTTTTATAATATCTCCTTCAATAACATATACTGAGTTTTCTTGGTCTTCTGCTCTAAAGTATTTAGGTTTCTTTCCATTTTTAGCATCTTCTCTACGTTTCACATCATCTAGAATTTGATTATATGCCTTATACTCGTCATCAGTTAAGCCATCAACTAACTCTTGTGCCTTACTTTCCTGCCCTGCATTAACGAATTTCTCTGCTTCCTTATAGATAGGGAACACATCGCTTTTCAAAAACATTATTCTTTTTGCTTCTTCCTCCTGGGTAATCAAATTGTATGCATAATACTCGTTATCAGTTAAGCCATCTACAATAGATTGTGCTTCCTCTTCGTACCCTTGGTCTCTTAACTTATTAGCTTCTTTATATACAGGCATCATTGATGCTTTTTTGTTGTTTGATTCGGTTATCTCATCTATATATGCTTTACCAGCACTTGTACTATATGGACCCATCATCGGAGCAATTATCTTATCTGTTCCTTCAACTAGGAAAGCAAAATCTCCTCCCTTAGTCTTCTGGAATCCTTGTGTATTTGCAATCATTCCATCTATAAATCTGTTTGCTGTTGCTGCACCTGCAATACCAGCGAATCCCATACTCCATTTCAGTAGTTCTTTTCTTAGTGGATGTATATTATTATCATTTACAAAATGGTCCAAACCTTCATAAAAGTTTATCAAATCTTCTGCTGGAGCTACTGGAGCACGTCCACTTCCTTTGTCTTTTGTTTCAAATCCCATTGAGTTCACAACCTTATCTACCTGTCCTTCAACTGCGTTACCAACTAGAGGTATCGCAGCTCCCCATGAAGTCAGAGTTCTACCTGTTGCCTTTTCTGAGTATTGGTTATACATCCAAATTCCTGTAACTAACATTATTGCTTGGCTTACTCTTTGAGACTTCTCTAACGGCATACCACCTTGTTTACCTGCAAGTGTTTTTACAAATCTGTACAGTTCAAAAGTAAATGTAGAAAATGGAAATAGTGTTCTTGTAGTTAAGTCATTCAACATCAAAGGTCTTCCGAGTTTGTTATATTCTGATTGAGTAGCACCTCCCATCCAATCAGCAAATATGTCTGCATTTTTACCTTTTAATCCAAGAGCTTTGGCTTCTCTATATCCTGCTCCTATTGCAGAACCAGTTAGCCAGTATTCCATAGCATCTGTTACTTGTGATACGAAATCACTAAACTTTTCAATCTTTCCTCGTTGAATCTTGTTTGCCATTCTGTCTACATCTCCAGCCCCAGTCATTCCAATACTTGCTCCTTGTGTTTTAGATACAAATACAGGAAGTTCTTTTATCTGTTTCTTGAGTTCTTTATTTGTTGCAAAGTCTAGCATCCCTCCAAGCATGTTTTGGAATCCTCTTGTAACACCTCCAGCTCTCGGCATTGTCATTCCTAGAGTTGAAGCAGGTTGCACAACTGTTACGAACACTAAGTTTCCTGAAAGAACCCCTACGTTTCTCGCCATTACGATTTTATTTAAAACTGCTCTTCTCTTGGTTCCAGCTCTGATTCCAAGCATGTTATCAATTCCTGCTGATTTTCCTATTAAGTTCTCTCTTATAAATGTATTTAAAAACTTAGACATCTTTGGATTTTTCCGAGCAATAACTGAATCAATCGCTTTCAGTTTTTCAATCTGTGGAGCAATAAAAATATCATTGGACATACTCTCAACATAAGAACTAATCAACTTCCAAGCGTTTTTCTCTCTATCAACAAGCCCTCCCTGTCTTGGGATAGCATGTGGGTTTCTTTTTGCGTTTGGTGTTATAAAGTCAAAGTTTCCATCAATATCTGTCTTCTGTGATGTTAGTAGGTCTCTCCAAAAGTGCACCGCTTTTAAGCGTGGAGCATAATCTTCAACAAACCCTATCTCCTTCTTCCCAAGAGCTTTCCGAACTACATTGGCATCTTCTCTTACAGGATTCAATATTTCATCTCTAATCTTCCCAGCTAGTTTCAACATCTTAGGAGTACCTTCCCCTTCTAAAGCTTTTAGAAGTTCCTCTCCTGTTTCATCAGTTATTTTAACCCCAGCTTCATCTGCTAGAGTTTTTACATGTCCTCCTTTCTTTGTTGCATATGCTAATCCTTCTGCTTCAGCTCCTCTGGTTTCATACTGTTGTTCTACCATCGGACCCCAGTTCTTTTCTTTTGCTGCTTGTGGTCCTGTTACATTATCAAATGAAAGAGAAGCATCTCTAAGGTTAAAACTTTGTTCTGACAGGTTTAACTTTCTCTCTCCAATTTTTATGTTTATTCCGTATTTACCAAGTATTCCTTTTAAGTCTGTAAAGTTAAATGTTTCAAAGTCCTTTGGTGCAAAGACACCACTCTCTCTTATAGCAGGAACTTTAGCTCCATTATCGTTTATCCTCATAGCAACATAGGGAGGAGTTTTGCTTGGATTATGTCTAAAGTTTTCTGCGGTCTTCTTATCAAATGATGCTGTTCCAGACAAAGCTTCTACCTCTACACCCTCTGCTACAGTTTTCTTTGCTACGAATCCTTCCTCAGCAGAAGCTTCCGCAACAGTTTTAGTTTGAGTTTGAGGTTTTACGCCTGCCTTCTTAGCTTGATTGAAGATGTCTGTTAGTTGAGCATTTTTTTGCATCACATCATCAAAACTTTGTTGGAAATCTAACAATGTCCCTGTTCTTGGATATTCAGAATCTCCAAACTTGAAAATCTCTCCTGTTTCTCTATCAAGTGTTTGTCTAGGTAGAGTTTCTCTCATAGCTTCCAAAATATCATCTGGCACATCTCCTTTTTGGATTTTAAGTGATACCTCTTTAAGAGGTTCTCTTCCAACTACTGATTTTCCAGTTTTTGTTGTTACTAATTTTTCTTCTTTTGCTATCCAATTTCTTACTTTTACAAAATCGTCTACCTCTGGAATCTGCTTCTTAACAAACTCCTCAACAGTATTAAAATTCTTAGCTTCTTCTACTAGGGTTCGTGTTACGGTAGAAGGTTTTGTTCCACCTGTTTTAGTTTTCTTTAGAACTTCTTCAAAGTTATTCCCAGTCTTTGTAACTGGTAACCCGTCTGCTGCTTTTACTAAATCATCTGCTACTTTTGCAGTTACAGTTGGTTCTACTTGAGTTCCTGCTGTTCTGATAGCTGTTTTTAAAGAGACTGGCTTACTACCTGCTTCACTTCTCGCTTTCTTTATTGCATCTCCTAGTGATAGTGACTTGTTCTTAACTGCTCCAGCATTTTTAGCTTCTTTTAAAATTAACTCTGTCCTATTAAGGACTGTTTGAACATCATCAGTTTCGTCTATATTTACTAAAATTTTACTAAAAACACTTCTAGCTTCTTCTTTCAGTTCTGGTAATTCCTTTGCAAGAATATCTATTATGTCATTTGTAACTTTACTCTTAGCTATTCTTTCTGCTGCTCCTCTTGTAATAGGTTTAAGTGTTCCCAAAGAAACAAGGTCTATAGCTCCGAATACTTTGTCCAAAGTTTCTTCAATACGCACTGGTCTTAATGCTCTCTTCTCAACATCTGTTAGAGCAAACTTCTCTTTTACTATTGGTTTTCCAGCTTCAATCCTTTCACGTGGAGCTGTCGGTTCTAAAACACTTCTAGCAATTTCATCTGCTCTTTCTTGTGTTATTATTCCTTTCTCAACTAAAGGTCTTGTTAAATCAATTCTGTCTGAAACTTTTTCTTCTTTTGTTTTACCTAAACCAAATGGTCTTAGAAATGTTAAAGCTCCATCACCAAAATGTAATCTTCCAGATAAATCTACTTCTTGTCCTCTACCAAATGCTCCTTCCTTCAAAAAAGAACCAATCTTTTTTAGTGGTTCTGGTGCTTTATCAAAAAATCCAGCAAGACCAGCAATACCAGTCTTCTCAGGTGTTTTCGTTATAACCTGAGTTCTTCCTCCTCTAGCACGTCTAATAGACTCTCGTAAAGGTTCTGCTCTAACAGATGTTGAAGTTTCTCCTCTTACTTTTTTTATTGCATCTCCTAAAAAACTCATATTTTATGTTAATCTTCGTCTTTCTTCTCAATTCCTATTTTCCTTTCTGTTGTTTTTTTTGAACTAGAACCACTTATTCCTACCTCCTTCTTCCATTCTTTTAAGAACTCTTTTGGCTCTAGGTTTATTTGTAATTCATCTTGGACTGCTTGGAAGTCTCTTATAAACTCTGTTAATTCTTCATTGTTAAACTCAAAAATAATTTGGTTGGCAAAATCTTGTGCAAACATTCCCTTAACCCGTTCATTTAATTTTGTTGAAGAACCCCCACCACCATATAGGAAGTCTAGTTGTTCTTGCCTAGAAGAGTTAAGTAAACCTGCTTGTTCTAATTTCTGTGTTTGACTCGTAGTAAAGTCTCCTTTCTGTGAAACAAGTCCTGATTCTGCAAGAAGTCTCTCTGCTTCTATTGGGTCAGGGTTTCCATCTTCATCTACTGCGTTATCTATTGCTTTAAGTAATACTGCGTCTGCACCTAGAGATGCTGCTTCTATTCCTACGTTTTTAACTGCTGTATCTAAGTTTGCTGTCTCTCCTATCTTTTCTAATCTTATTCTGTCTAATTCCGCCAGTTTTCTAGCTTGATTCTTTTCTTCTAAATTGGCTTTCGGTGAGTTAATAATTCTGTCGTAGTTAGCTAGTTTAATTTCTAGCTCTTCTTTAATAGGGTCATACTTCTGAGATACTGCGTCATCAACTGCTTTCTGTGCTGATGCTAAGTCTCCTTCTGCTGCATATAACTGTCCTTGTACTATTAACATTTGTGAACGAACTCCTGCTCGTTTAAGATTTACTTTTCTTTGAGCTGAAGCTGTAAGTGGTGCTGCTCCTCCTGCGGTAACACCTCGTCCTGCTACATTCTCTTGAACAGCTTGTGCTGCTTCACCAACTTGTAGTCCTAAGTCTTCTGACTCTAAACCAAGTGCTTTCATTTGATTTCTTAGGCTTGTTGTCAGAGCTTCTTTCCCTGAAATATCCTGTTCGGTTTCTTGTCCAGTTGTAAACTCACTTTCACCAAGTAGTTGATTGGTCAGGTCTTGGATTCTCGTGTCCTCCTCCTGAGCTTTTTCTTGTTCACCAGTTAGGGTGTCTTCAGTAAGTGGCGGCGTAGACCCAACATTCACAGTAGGTGAACTCTCAAGGTCAATCGTGTTCTCCTGAAATATCTGCGAGTTGACCGTATCAACACCTGTACCCAAAGCGTTCGCTCTGTTGAAGAGTTGTTCTTGTTCCTTTGTGAAGTTTTGTAAATCTACTGCCATAATAATAATTTTATTCTATTAAACGAACCAAAGCCCTAAGTTGGTGTGCTGGTTATGTGCATTTGTAATCCATGCCCTTGCCTGTGTGTCTATCACCGAACCTCCTGACGGAAGTGCTGGTGCTGTGGGTTGAATGATTGGTGTCTTCCCCCAGAACCCTATCTTCTGGTCTGCTTCTCTTCCTATATAGCCACCAGTAGCTGTAGCGAACTGAATACCTCTTCCGTCAAAGAACTCTAAGTCCCTCTGGAAAGTATATCGGTCAGATTTCACTAGTAATTCTAGTGTCTTCTCTATCTTTTTTAATCTTTCTTGTTCTTCTGGTGTCATATTAAATTTGTGAATCTTGTAAGTCGTAACTATATTTAAGCTCTATAACCTCTCCACCTGAAGTTATGCTTTCTATCTTAAATTCGTATTCTCTTCCTGAAGCGAACTGGTCTCCATTTGAATCAATAACTGCTTCTGTAACTCCAGATGCTGGAGTGGTAATAATACTTACCCAACTTCCTGCATCTACCCTATAGTATACCTGAACATTAGCTGCTGAAGCGTTAATTGAGATTGATTTAAGTTGTTTTTCCTTACTTCTGTCTGCTTCTGTCATATTCGGATTGATAGTTGTATCTCTCCTAGCTGTTGAAGAATAAGTTGCTGAACTGCTTGTAAGTGAAACTGCGTTGTTAGGTGTTACGTCTTTATATGCTTGGAATGTGTAACTTCCTACTTTCATAAATGCTAGTAAAGCTACGCTTGAAGCACTAATGGCTGTATCATTCTCACACGTATTCTCCATTTGGAGAGTAAAGGTTGCTGCGTCATCATCCCACCCGATACTCCATACTCCCTGCCGTATTGTTCCATCTAGCGTAACACCCATCATAAAGTAAAGTCTGTTGTCAGTTATTTGCTTTCCACTATTTAGTTCTTCCAGTCCAGCATCATCTGATGTTATCTCTAAGAACTTTCTAGCTCTGTTACCAATTAAGTATCTAAATGTTATTCTCGGTTCAAACCTTGTTGTTCCTATTGAAGCTCCAACAAGTTGTCCATCTACCTCAGCGATTATCTTTAGCTGTCCATCTCCCCATTGAATACTCTCTGAAAGAGTTGTAAGTGAGTCATCTCTATTCCAAAGATAAACAACTGCTTTCCCAAATCCTGAAAGAGGTGCTGCTGCTATCGCTATGAAGTTTCCGTATTCAGCTATTGAAGTAATCTTGAAGTGTGAAGGGATAGTAATTACTCCCTGTACCCAAGTTCCATTATTGTTGGACATTATCTTATTGTCGTAAGGAACGTAAAGAATATCGTCCTTAGAATGAACAAGTCCTTCTGCAATGTTTGTGTAAGTCCATCCATTAAGGTCTTCACCTCCTGCTGATTCCACATCATCATCCCAAGCAGTACCTGTTGGACTGAAAGCCCATATTAAGTTACCTCCTCTAGCTCCGTAGATAAGTCCTGTTTTTGCGTAATAAGTAAACAAATCCATACTGGAAGTTCCAGTTGAAGAAGCATTATTACTTGGTGCTGCCCAAGTACCGTCACTTAGGTCGTTTGTTGAATTGTCTGTTATTGCTTTAGATAGAACTTCTGCTTTACCTGACCCACTCACAACACCTAATCCGTATACATTGTAGTTTCCACTTCCGTCTAGTGCCATAGCAAAATTGGCTTTCTTACTGGTTGTAGAAGAAGTATCTCCATCAATAGAACTTCTATAAGGTGTTAGTTTATGTGGATTCGTTAAGGCGTCAAAACCTTGAGAGAAACGACAAACTCCTTCACGTGTATTACGTGGGTCATTTACCATTCCATCACTCCATTTATTTATTGCTACTGTTGGCATATTATATATCTTCGTTAGTTATTGTTGTTGAGTTCTTTGTGTCGTTGTTCATAGCTGATACAGACCCTATAGTCTTATTAGTAATTGTATCTGAGTTCTTTGTTTGGTTTGTTATATTTTGAAAAGTCCCTTTGAATCTATTAAGAAGACTTGTTAGTCCTAGTGCTGATGATACTGATGATACTGCTACTCTAATCGCACTTGAAAGTGTACTTGCTAGTCCTAGTGCAGATGAAACAGAGAAGTATTGTAATACCCAAGCTGAATCAAATGTGCTGGTTAGTCCTAGTGTACTTGATACTGAGAAGGTAATAGGTTGAACTTCGTTAAGAGCAACTAATAAGTTAGCTTTGTGGTTTCCGTCACTACCTGTAAAGGAAGCTGCGTTTGAAGCTGCTGAAACAAATAATTCATCTGAAATACCCATGTAACTTTGTCTTGAACCTATACCTCTTAGTCTTTCTGTTTGACCAGTACCAAATCCTGTAATTGTAGATGTTGCGTTCTCACAAAAGTAAACACCCATTGTATTAGCATTAGTTGTTGTTACTGAAATGGTAGCTGCATAATCTCCTCCTCCAAAGACATCCATCTTTTCAGCATCTACATCAACTGGTGTAACTTGGTCTACTCCTGTGTAAGATGCACAAATGCCATCAACTGTTGAAGCACCTGGACCAGTTATAACCACATCGTTAGCACCTGTCGCTGGAGCTACTAAATACCAAAAAGATGCATACCATCCGTAAGTTCCGTCAAGAACTTCACTTCCTATCTTTGTCATAGCAACAGCATTATATGTAACACCACTACAAGACCCTGTTATCTGTGCGTATACAATAAGAATACGACTAGCACCTGTACAGGTATGCGAAAAAGTCTTGGTTGTTGTTCCTGATGCTCCTCCGTCTGTTGCTGCGTCAAATGCTACTGCCATATATTAACTAATTACTATTTGGTACGTTGCTTGGAGTTTTTCTCCGTTTACTACTGACTTTGTTGTTGTTAGCTTTCTTCCTAACATTGTTCCTGCTGAAGCGTCATTAAATAGACCAACTTCTTCAATTGCCTTTGTTCCTGTTACTGTCCATTCTTTATAAGCCTGGAGTGTGTCATCTGTCTGTGTTGTTGTTACTTGTGACATTGTTCCTGAAGCTCTGGCAAGACCTGAGTCTGTTATCTCAGCTTGTAGTGCTGTATGTGCTGCTGATTCTGCTGTGCTGGAAGTTCCAACAGCTAGGTAGTTAAATGCTACTTCTGAACCTGTGTTACCAATCAAACCACTGACTATTCCTAGTCCTGCGTTTGTGATTGTGTTCTGCATTAAGCCTGTGTCCCATTTAAGTGAACCATCTGCTTTTAGGCATCTTAGCCTTGCGAATCCCTTTAATGTTATTTCTTTTTTATCCATATTATTATTAATTATTAACGGTGATTAACTGAACCCATTGTCATTTTTATATCAGTTGGATTTCTCATGTCTATGAAGTTTTTTAAGTTCCTCTCCAACTCTTCTATCTGCAAACGTATTTCATTTCTAAGAGAAGCATCGTTTGTTCTATTCACTGCTGTCCAATCCTTTGCTGCGTGTAATACAAGTAGTTCATCAAATATCTTAGGTATACCTGATGTCTTTGTTGTGTCAGTACTTGCAAATCTGTCATGTTCTCTTTGGAAGAATATCTTAACTCCATCTGTTACGCTGTAGTTAGGTTCTGGTGTAAAGAATATGCTGTTTCCATTCTCTACATAACCATCTGGTATTCCTGCACTGCTAGGGTTAGGACTCATAGCATCAAGAACTCTTGAGTCATCTAACTTAAATCTATTTAAATCTTCATATTCTGTTGCTGTAGCACTTGTAAGAATCCTTACGGCTGTAATGTTTAAAATTTCTAAACTGTTTTCATCAACAGCTATTGTGTAGTCTGACTGACCTGAAACAATATCAAATGTTCCAATAGGTCTATCTCCATGTCCTTTATCATCCCATCTAATGTAATCACTATTAGACAGCAAGATAGGCATGATTCTTTCATACGCTACGTTAATTCTTGATGTTACCTGTTTAAGGAGTGTTCCTGTTACAGCTCCATCTTTCATTCTAGTCCAGAACTCAAATCTTTGTACTAGTCCGTCTTTTGTTCCCGTTGTGTCGCTAAATACTGCCATAATAATTTAATATAAGTAGTCGCCTAAATGACCGATTGATAATGTTGGGTCGCAATAAATGTTAAGTCCTGCCTTTCTCGCTTGTTTACAGAACCAAGCATCTTCCCCATCTAACGTCATACCATTTGGGTAAGTTGTGAACTGGAAGTATGGTTGCTCTATCTTTTCAAATACCTTTGTATCTATAAGCATTACTCCTGTTCCTACGTGACTTACTTCAAATAGTTCTTTTGGTATATCTTCTTTCTTCAAAACCTTGCCGTCTAGTAGTGCAACTGTTGTATTGTCTGTAATCATTCGTGGACTTGCTACTACACCGACTATTTCTTTTTTATTACTCAAAAGTTGTTCAAGTGTTTCTGGTGGAAATGTCATGTCATCGTCAATGTACAGTAAGTAATCGCTTTTATTCTGGACTGCCTGTGCAGCACAATAAAGTCTGTTCTCTGCAATCGTGTAACCATGCTCTGCAATAACAATGTGGAAGTCATAACCTCCATTTACTATCATCTCAAGCAAACAAGCCATAGTCTTTGGTTTAACTACCCTGTTACATGCGATACCTACTGTGACTTTAATATTCATATTCTCCTATATGTTTAAGATGTATTGATGGGTCACACCATACGTCTAGCCCTGCCTCTCTCGCTTTCTCACAGAACCACCAGTCGTTGCTCATCTCAACCATTCCTACTTTCAGTACCTTATACCAGAAGTATGGTTGTTCTACTCTCATTACTGCCTTCAAATCTAGCAACAGAAGACCTCCTCCTAGTGCTTTGCACTTGAATAAATCGTTACCTTCCAGTAGTTTCATGTCGTTTTCTTCGTCAAAATACTCAATTACGTTGCCGTTTATACCTTCTTCTGTCAGTCGTCTTACGTGATAAGTTGCACCTACGATGTCTTTATCGTGGGCAACCAACCTCTCAATAAGACCTTTCTCGTAAACCATGTCGTCATCAAGTAGCAATAAGTGAGTACAATCTGCTTTTATTGCTTGTGCTGTAATATAGTTTCTGTTTTCTGCTGTGTTATATCCTTTGGTTGATACAATTATGTGAAAATCTAAGTCTGAACCAGCTACCATCTCCATTAGAGATTGTGCAGTAAGAGTTTTAACTCCTCTGTTTGTTGGCAATCCGATTGCGATTTTAATTTCCATATCCCCACTCTCCGTAAAGAGCAGAGTATATAAACTAAACTACGTTTATATCGTACAGAATTGAAGTCAATCCTGCTGGTGCGTTTAGACCATAGTCAAGTCGTGAAATAATACCTGTTCCAGACTGTTGTGCTGGGTCAGCAGTTACTACGATTTGTCCGTAAGTAGTCTTTAGAATACCTACTTGGTAAACCTTTTTAACTCCAGCGAACACGTGGTTTGCTGTGTGTGAGTTAGAAACGTAATGGTCAGCTCCTAATAGGTGGTAACCGAAGTCAATACCTGTCTTAAGTGCTGAGTCAGCTAGGTTGAAACCGTTAGCTTGTGCAAATTGCTCAAGTGCTTCAAAGTCTGCTGGTCTCCAAACGAAGAATAGACCATTTCTATTCATAAGGTCTGTACCATTTGCTACGTTCACGATTCTTCGTACACCTCGTACGATGTCATCGATATTAGTTGCTGATACTGTAAATTGTGTAGTGTTTCCTGAAGTAACTACTCCAGAAACATCTCCAACATCTGTCCATGTAGCGTGGTCTGCAAGAACTGCAGCTTCTACTGTTTCGTTGATTATGTCTGCCTGACGACCAGCCAATTCCATCTGATTAACATAAGTAATTTGTGCCATATCTGCTCGGTCTACGAACACTGGTACCATTCTCTTGTTGTTAACTGTAATTGTGTCGTTAGTAAGAGCAAAATCAGAGAAACCGTACGCTGTTCCACGAGTTCCAGTTTGTGCTGTGAACTCAGTAGACATGTAAGGAGCATTGATGATGTAGTTATCTGAGTAGATAACATCACATACTTCCTTCCAGTTTGTTGGCTTATCCAGTCGTTCTTGAAGAGTTGTAAGCCAATCTTCTTTATGAACTCCTGTATTAAATGTGTTTGCCATATTAATACTGATTAAATCTTAATAATCAGTCATTAGGTCTATGCTCCTTGGGCTGTGTCAACGATACCTTGCGATGCGAACTTCTCTTTGTTTTTTTCAATAGTAGTTCGTCGGCGAACAACTTCTCGTCTAAGTTCAGTGTTTTCAGGGGTATTTTCAGGTAGTTCACCTCTATTTATCCAGTGTTCTACTTCTGTTCCCGCTGCCTTCTTAGCTCCTCTAGTCCCTGATGGGGTAGCTGCTTCGTTGGCTGCTTTGTCCCTTCTGTCCTGTAACTCTGATTTGAAGTACCCGTTCTCTAGCAAAGTGTCCATTTCCATTCCACTTTCTTGCATTTGGTCGTGTACAAAATCAAACTCTGCTGACTCTATACCTTCGCCCTTCAAGTAAGCTTTTTGCCCATAGTCTAGTCCTTCTGACTGTTTTGTTTCTTCTTTTTGTAATTTAGGCTCTGGCTTATTTGCTTTCTTTGCTTCCCTCTTTTGTCTTGAAAGATTCGCAATTTGTTCATCTTTGGCTGCTAACTCTGCTCTCAGAGTATCAACTTCTGATGTGTCGGCTACAACTTCTTCTGCAGCCTCGCCTTCACCTAGTTCGTTTTCTTCAAGTTGAACATCTTGCAAATCATTTTGTTGAATTTCATCCATAGATTTATGATAACTATTAATACTTTTTAAGGATAAAGTAGAACCTTGAGCATTTTTTAACGAGAATGATAACTCATACTTTAACTAGTCAGCCACTTGCCATGGTGCTACGAGCATCATGATGTCTGTGTTTGCTTTCTTGATGAAAGTAAGTGTTGCTCCTTCCAATAGGTTAGATACAACTGTTCCTCCTTCCATTTCCTGTAGGTCAACTCCTGTTCCTGCTGCAAATGTAATTGCGTTAGCAGTTGTTGATGAGTTGTAGAATGTCTGTGTAAACATTTCGCCAACTTTCATACCACTGAATGGTGCTGATGTTGATGCCATTGTAGTAAGTGTAAGTGTTGGTCGTCCATTGTTCCATGTAATCAATGAGTTCTTCTTACGAAGTTCTGTTGCTGTAAGAACGTATGTTGTTGCTGTTGATGTTGTTGCATACCTTGAACTTGCATCTCCACCGATTGTAAAGTTAGCGAAGAAGTTTTGTGTATTAGTATGGTCTGGTCCTACACTTGCTCCTACTCTTCCGTCATCTCCCTTCGGTCCTCTTGGTCCCATATCTCCACCGAAGAAAGATAACCCTGAAAGTAATAGTGCTACGATAACTGCTCCTGTAATTAAATTGTCCTTAGTCATAATTTTATATTATTGGTTATTAATTCTTCTTCGACCTCTTTAGTAAACTCCCTTCTGTTTTTGCAGCCTTCTTTTCCTTCTTCTCCTCTCTCTGCGAACCTCCGTAAAGCTTATCCGCTAGGCTCGTCATCTTAATATCTCGTAGTGACATAATTCTATTGGTTATTTAATAATTACCTTGTTTCTGTTGCCGTTACTTGTTGTGTTGCATAACTGTAGATTTTTACATCTCCACAACCATACAATGCTCCATCAAATACTGCTGTTGAACTTGCTGCTACCTCCATACCTTTTGTTGCAGATGGTGTACCACCTCCTATTGTTACCTTAAGAACACCTCCCTGTGGAGATAGTATCCTTGAAGCACAGTTAGCACTTGCTGGAATAACTGTTGTTACTCCTGTTGCTGTAACTGACAATGAAGATGAAGTAGCTACTGTTGATGCTAGTCCTGATGGTGCAGAACCTAAGTTTGTTGACCCAGTTAGCATCATTGCTCCTGCTACACCTAACAAAAGAACTATTCCAACTGTCATTACTTTTCTATAAGTTTCCATATTATTTACCTTTGTTTACTACCTCTTTATTTTCGACCTTGACTGGTTTACATTTCTCCAACTCTCCAAAACCTGTTTCTATCATTCCAACTGCATCAATCATGGAACGAGCCAATGCACCCATGTGCCTATCATCGTTCATCATTACTTGCTGTTGTGAGAGTTTGCCTAATACAAAGTTCTTTAGTGGGTCATGAGGTTTCCCAGCTTCCATCGTTCCGTCAAAATATACTCCACTAAGTATTACCTTCTTAACTGCTTCTCTCATTATATTGTCCTCCAGAAACAACTCTACTTTCTGTACCTCAATCTCTGATAAATAATCTAATGCCATTTTATTGTAAGTTAGTTGTTAATGCTTGTGCTTGTGCTTGTTCAGGCTGTGCCTGAGGTTGTTGAGGTTGTTGAGGTGCTTGTGCTACTGACTCTGTCAATCCTGCATACATAATTGGTGACAGTCCACTTGATTCTAACATTGTATTGAATGTTTTTGCCATACCTGGAATCTGCATAGTCTGTTGGAATCCTTGAGGATTTGCAATTATCTGTCTGAAGATGTTTGTCATCTTGTCTGTAAGTAATGAAAGGTCTTTTGAAGCTCCCGCAATATCTACCTTCACCCTAAGTGGTCGTTTCTTGAATTCATCCTTTAGGATTTCAATGAACTTCTTGTTTCCTTTATCAACGAACTCTTGTCTAACCAGTTGTTTGTAACCTTCTATCTCCTCATCTGTAACTAATTCACCATTAAGCATCTTATCAAAAGCGAATCTCTTTGCCTTATTTTTAACTAAAGCATCCGATACGAACTTCATTTCATCTGTGGATAACTCTGAAAGGAATGTGGCTCCCTGTGTAATCTTTCCTTGAATATAAGGAAGAATCCATTGTTGGTGTATGTCCTCTAAAAATCGTGCATACTTTTCCTTTCTATACTCATGAATTCCCTTACCCTGTTCTATCTGGGTTACTACTGACCTAAATGGTGTTCCAGATGGTGCTTCTTTACCTAATAGTGGGTCCTGAGCTGAACCCATGGTCTGTGCGTGTTGCTCCCATTGTTGGGCTGACTGCTGGAACAACTGCATATTACGAGGAAATGTGTCTACTTGTCCAAGGTCTTCACCTTCGTTAAGCTCTACAATCTGCAAGTTATCCATGTTCTTTAGTCCATTTGGATATCTTGATTTCAAATCTGCACCTACTGATTTTAATATAGTCTTACTGGCACTATCCAACATGTCATTCATACGAATAACATCTAAGTTAGTCCAAATCTGGTCTTCAAATAGTTCTTCTGCACCTCCCCAACCACAAGCACGACTATAAATCTTATCTCTAAGTAAGAACATGAATGGTGACTCTTTTTCCTCTTTCCTGTACAGAATCATTGAACGTCGTTGGCTCTTTTCATCTGTATAGAAAGCTACAATCTGTATTTGTTGTACGTGTTGAGTATCAGTATTGTCATCGTACTCATCAGTTATGAATGATTTAGGCAAAACACCGTGAACTTCATAGATTTCTATGTAAGCTCCTGGTGTTGAAATCTCTACGTTAGTCGCTTCATCAATTACCTTACTCGGTTCTGACTTTGCTATAACTTCATCAATCGTTGCTGTTGCACCATTTGAGGGGTTACCCCAACCAACCTTCTCCATGTCTTTTAGTTCTGCTGGATTATAATGATGTTTAATTCCTATCGGTCCACTCTCTACGTTAGTCTGGTCACAGAAAGCAATTGACTGTAAATCTACAACATCTGGTTTTGCTCCCTTCATCTTCTTGGCAATACCTAGTCCATAGTCAATCATTGACTCCTTAATCTCGTCAAAGAATGTATCTAAAGTGTTATCTACTGCAAATACATCCTCATAGTATTTCTTTACTAAAAATGACAGATGATATGCTTGTGGGTCATCTACGTAAATGTTTACCTCCTTCACGTCAATATCCAATGCCCTGTATTGTAGGTTTAAAATCGGCTTTGTTATGTTCTTAACAGGTGTGTTCTCGTCATTTCCTCCCAGCAACCTTCCATGTTTATAATAAAAAGAAGTCTTAACATGTTCTGGCATATTCCATTGCCAACCATTTATATCAATCGGTTGCTGATAGGAATTCTCTTGTTCCACAATGTAATCGTGTATGTTTTGTTTCATATAAGTTTGTGAGTTACTCCCATGAATTTATTGCTGTTAAAACTAAGTCCGTTTGCTTTAGCAAAAGACTTTAACTCCTCCATTTGTTTAACTGACCAAGTAAATTCAGTCTTTCCTTCTCTTTTACCTTCTCTAATTAAATCATCAATCATATAAGAGTTTTAAGCCGTTTTATGAATAATGCTTGTTCTAGTGGTTTTTCAAATAGACGTTGTGTTTTAATAGGTACCATTTTAAAAGGTATACGGCTTACCTTTTCACCTCGTGAAACTTCAATGGAACCTACTCCCATGTAGCTCTTAGGTTTAATCTTCTTTATTGCTTCCTCAAGAGTATTTCCAGAAGAATTATAAACTTCCTTTCCTATGCTCCACTTCACTTTATAATTGGGTTGTTTAGGCTGTTTTACTGTCATAGATTTTTGTTAAGTATATCATGGTTTATGTCAATCGGTGCCTGTGGACAACTATCTTCCTCTATTCTGTGCCTTTCTGTTCTTTATAAAGTCTGGTAAGTTTATCACCATCTCCTTCTTCCTTATCACAGGTACAAGTGAGTTCATCGCATATCGGACTGCGTCCATAAGGTGGTCCTTTCCGCCTTCTGGTTTGTTTAATTGCTTCCCGTTCTTATCTACATCCCACATATAATTCCTATATTCCTTAATGAGATTGACTGAACTCTTTGTCACAAACACTTTCTGGTCCTGTACCCCCATAATTCCATGACGTATGGAGTCTGCTCCCTTCTTACATGGTAAGACGTTAATCCCATACAATCTGACTTCCGCTATACTCTTTGGCTCTGCAGAGTCCGCTATAACAAGTGCTTTATCCATATTCTTCAGCATATTAGCCATCTCCCTGTTACTCATCTCTAACTGGTACGACACCTCATCCAGAATATATCCTCCGTTCCAGTAGTATATTGCCACTACTGCGGCTGGGTCTGGATTCCATCCGAAGTCTACCCCATACCTTTCCAGCCTTGCTTCGTGGGGAAGTTCGTCTATAATCTCCCAATCCGTATATATTCTTCCTTCCAGTCCGTCTCCCAGCTCTCCCTGACCATACACCTTCCACCACTCTGGTCTGTTCTTCCTCTTCTCTATCGTACTCACTATCTGTGGGTCCAATGCTTCGTTATCCTTATATGTGAGGATAATGAACTCAACATCGTCTCTGTCTAATACGTACTCATGTACCCAGAATTGCGCTGTCGGGTTATAGTCAAGTATTATTAAGTCTTTAGTACGGACTTCTAACTGTTCAAACGTTTCAAAAGGATTGTTATTCGCTTCGTTCATAAACAACCTGTCTCTTCTCGGTCCTCTAACTTTATGTGGCTGGTCCAGAGAGAAAAACTCTATACGACTTCCTGTTTCAAAGGTATATGTAGCCTCAGTCTTATTCCATGCGTCTGGATTGTAATACCCCTGTGTCTGCATAATGTCAAGGAAGTCTTTCATCGCACCCCTTTTCAGGTGTGGATAAGACTCTGACGTTATACTCGTCAGAGTAGGAGTTTTATCTCTCTGTGCCATGTCAATCAGGACTTGTATAGTCCCAATGGTTTTACCTGCCGAAGTACCACCCTGAATCACCCAGAGTCGTTTACTTAGCTGATGTATCTTTTTTGTCGCTGTTGTTATTGTATAAGGCATCTAATAGTGGCTTAGGCGTTGTTACTTCTATCGTAGAATTGTCCCCAAACTCCTTTTTCTTCTTCCGTTTCAGATAGTCCATAGCGTTGCTATAACTCTCTGTCATCTTCTCATTAACGGTGTTTCTAGCCTTAAGTACAGGCGTATTTCTCAATTCCTGTATCCTGTCGGAAAACTTCTTATCCTCTGCCATCCATGCATATATACTATCAGGATGTACACCGCCATATAGAGCCATTTCAGCTATCGTTCCATCCAATGCTGCAACCTCTTCTATTTTCCGTATAACTTCAGGAGTTTTTTTTGTTGGTCTTGCCATATTACTTATGATTAGTTGTTAAGAATTACCATATATGTCACAAACAATTAGGAAGGTGTTAAGCTTCGTGGCTTGTTTTCTTCCCTGTACACATAAGTGGTTTTAATTACTATAATAATAGTACCAATTGCGCTGTTGTGTCAAGTTCCATTGAAGTGGATATGTTCCTTTTTAGTAAAGTTGACGTCCTAGAAAATCTCAATTATAACAATAAATCTGCTTGACAGTATTGACACCTAGCCTTACAATATCAGTATCGCAGACCTGTGATACTTCTCTTGTAAGGTGGCTACTGTGGCATAGTTCAACGCACAACATAGCCCTTAAATCAAAAAAACCGCATTTCTGCGGTTATTTTTTTACTTTATTTCCTGATAATTTATTTTTTGGATAAACTATCCCTTGCTTTGTCAAACTCTTCACCCCCTGTTTTTATTTTAATAATAGGAAAAGTTTTTTCTTCTTGTACTTTCTTTTTCACATTCATTGTTTTTCTTTCAAGAATAATGTCATCAACAACTAACCTATCTTCACCATTAAACACCTGTATTACATTTGCCCTAGCCTTTCTATATCTAATAGTTGCATATATTTCATTTAATCTTGCATTTCTAAACTCTGTTACTATTTTATTTTTATCCATACGACAAGTATACACTATATGAACGATAGTGTCTAATAGTTTACTTATCCACAATACATTAACTTTGCCATTGACTTTGCCATAGCCTTAGTATATACTTATTGAAGTTGGTCGTAACACATTATAAATTATAAATAACAAATAATATGACAAAAGAAAACAAACTTATAAAAGACTTAGAACAGGGAAAGGAAGTTAAAGCGACAGACTTAGCACGTTCAATGGGTATTGAAGTTATAGAATTTTAATAACTTAATTAAATAATATGGATAATCATCAAAAAGAATTAACACGGGCAATAGACAAAAAACTTGCAGAATTAAAAGAGGAACTAAAAACAATAGAGAACACTATACCAGCAGTTGAAGAAGTATCACATTTAAAAGTTATCAATAAAAGACTTATCACCTCAATAAAGAAACACAACGACATAGAAGCAAGTCTTGACCTTAGCTATACACCACGATTAACACTTTATTTCAAAGAAAGAATATATACCCATGAGGAAGTAAAAGACGGAGCGCACAGTTATGACCGACCAGACTATTACGGAAACAGTAGTACAATCATATATTTTGATGAAGAGAAAGGATATACGGACATTCTAGACGGATTAAACGCAAGAATTAAAGGTATTACAACAAGTACCGAAAAACTAGAAAAAGAAAAGAAAGACATTGACACAATACTAGCAGAACACGGGGAAATAATAGAAAAAGGGAGTGCCTTCGCAAGTGCTTATAGCTACACAACAAAAGACGCTTGTAAAAAATTATATTACTAACCATGCAACATATAACAAATAATTTGAAAAATGCGTCTTATTATGGACGCAATGCACCAAACATTGACGGAATAGAATTATCAGAAATTAAATAAGTAATATGAAAGTAAAAGAATTAAAGAAAATGCTTATCCCATATCCTGATGATTTTGACATAGTATTTTCAAGTGATGAGGAGGGAAATAACATTTATAAGAAAGTTGAAATGGATATAACAATGTCTAGTGAAGTAACAGTATATCCGTTTGATATGGAAATTAAATAAGTAATATGGAACCAGACGCACAATTGATGTACCACTTATGGTGGTTAACAAAACATTTTCAGGAGTACACAGTAAAAGGTCAGGAGTTTAAGGACATTGTAGAAAGCGAGCTTGATGTGGATAGTCAAAGAGATTTAGACGAGTTAGTGGCATATATTAAATTAAATTACTAATATGGCACAACATATACCAATGGATAAAGTAGGTGTAAAAAGTCTTGTAGAAAGGGCGAAAAAACTAAAAGCGAGAAAGTTTTATGGTTTGTCTAGCTTAAAATGGGATAGTGTAGAGAAAAACAGGTTTGTTGCTTATCGTACAGTTAGGTTTGGTGGTACAGATTGTCTTGTTGAAGTAGTAACAGACGATGACAAAAATGTAGAGGAAGTTTATTTAGTAGCTTAATAAAGTAATTATGAGCGTAATACATTATGGAGATTATGGGAGCAAAGAAGACGACGAGCTTGTAACAATGCGTGAGGAGCTTATGGACTTTATAGAGAAAGGAAAGCGAGAAGAGTTTATTAACAAGTTTCACGAACTGTTAGAAGTAGAACGTGAACTAACACTAAGAGAAAATAGATAATATGAAAAAATATAAAATAGGAGTATGGGAAGAAACAGGAGGATATTACTTTATAACAGCAGAAACAGAGGAACAAGCACGAAAGAAAGCAGAAGAAATGCTATACGACAGCATAGAAATGCACAAGGTTAATCACGGAGATAGAGGGGTTATTACGTCAGACTTAATTGAAGAATAATATGAATGATTATCAAGTAGAGTTTATACGGTCAGAAACATTTATCGTTTATGTAACAGCAGAAAACGAGGAAAAAGCAGTAGAACTAGCAGATAACAAGTATGCAGAGGGTGATTATAAAGAAATGGGAGATTGTGAGGTTATTGTAGGGAACATTTATGACGTAACCGAAAAATAATATGGCACAGCAGATTTAATTGAAGAATAATCATGAGTAACAAACAAACAGACATATTTCTAGAAGAAACAAAACAAATGATTGACCAAGCAATCGTAGAAATTGACCAGAAGACGTACTTAAAAGGGATTAAGCTTCTTATCCGTAACGGGTACGAAGCAGAAGCAACAGCTATTATTAACGCACAACCAGAAAAGTAATATGATAATAAATAACGATAACATAACACCCACTTTTGTCCTTCATGCTTATAGCGATGAACAAAGAGAAAAGTCAGGAGATAAAAGAGATTTTGTTGGAGGTGTAACTTATGTTCAAACAGGAGAAAAAATAAACTTTGGTTCAGAGGAACAGCTAATTCAGTTTATTAAAGATAATAAGTAATATGTTAAATCAATGTCATTGTGATGACCCAAGTTGCCCAAATGAAGGAGAGGAAGGAGAAGTTGGAGGACATGTAGAAAATTGTAGTTGTGGAGAATGCCACGCACATTATGGGAAAATAAGTAGATAATATGGATATACAAAAATTATTAACAAGAATTGTCTGGGGAGATACCAAAGGGTGGGTTGACCCAGCATATAAACAAGAAAAATCATGCGACCAATCTTAGACCCAGAAGAAGTAGAAATGTACAAGCCACGAAGAGCCAAAACAGGGCACGGCTATGTAGTCGCACTAGCAATGCTCGTTTTATTAATTGTGTTATTTGCAAAATGGTAATATGAATAAATTAGATTTTATGATACCGTTCTGGGCAACACTGATTATAGCCAATATGTATATAGTAGCCGACAAGCACTTACAAGCTGGGGTTTTCCTCATAGTAGCTTTTCTGTTTGTGGTGTTTAATTATAAATATGAATAACGAATCAATAACAGCAAGTGCAGTGGACAGTACAGCGTGTGGAGTTTGCATCTTTGTAACAGGGAGTCGGTCAAGATGTATTGAACTAGGATATTGTTTACCCCTTAATGACCAGAGCGAGTTTGATTTCTAATTATGGGATACGAACAAGTACCACATGAGAAAAGGTGGAGTTGTAAATGCGGAATGATGTTAATGCTCTGGAGTTGGTTGTTCTGTCCTAATTGTGGTTTAGGAAGACCAAAGGAAGGTAAACAAAGAACACCAAAGCAACAAGAGAGAAGGGATAGATATGAGAAGTATGGGAGTTAATAGTTAATTAAAGGAGATATATGACAGATAAATATAAAGATGAATACGAAGAAGAAAAAAATGAAGATAAGTTTTTTGGACGAGGTAATCCTGGAATAACTAGAAGATAACTAACATGACATCACATAACGATATAGTAGAGGAACTAAAAAAACTAGATTGTATTGAATACAATTTACAAGCTGGGTCGGATTGGGAGTGTAACGATGCTTCTCAAGACTACGATTCATTTGAGAAGTGTTTAGATACTCTCGCAAACTTCATAGTTGAAGCCCTACAAGCCAAAGA